TTGCTGACGAGCCTGGTATCCGGCTGCGCCACCACGGGCCAGAGCGGCATGTCGCAAACGCAGTACCCGCAAGGCGGCGTCGCTGCCGAGCAGGACCCGTGCGCCGTCGGCTCGTCGGCACTGATGGGCGCCGCAGCCGGCGCATTGCTGGGCGCGCTGATGGACGGCAAACGCGGCGCAGCGCGCGGCGCCGCCGCCGGTGGCATCGTGGCCGCACTCGGCTGCGTTGCGATCAACTCGCAATCGCGCCAGACGCGCACCGCCGCCCAGGTCGACAACGACTTCATCCGCACCCGCGGCCGCCTGCCAGCCGAGCCGCAAGTGGTGTCGTACCAGCCACGCCTGAACGCCAGCACGGTACAGCGTGGCAAGCCGGTGGTGGTCAACTCAACCGTTGAACTGGTGAACGGTGCGACGACCCCCGTCATGCAAGTGCGCGAAGAGCTAGTGGTATTCGACCAGGATGGGAAGCAATTCAAATCAGGTTCGAAGGCGCTCACCAACAACTCGGGCGGGCGCTTTGAGAACTCGTTTGAAATCACGCTGCCAAAGGATGCGTCGCAGGGACGCTATGCGCTGCGGACCAATTTGTACGTCAATGGCAAGCTGTCTGCGTCGCGGGATATGAATACGCAGCTAGTGTGGAATGGGGTGGAGCAGATTATGGTTGCCAACCGTTGACTTAAGCCAAAGCCGCAAAGCCAGCGAAGCGAAAGGCAGGTCTAACATTCGGACACGAGCTTAGGTTTTCATAGCGCCGAAGTCTGAAAATTTTTTTTATAAACTAATGTAGTTGCTGAAATAAAATTAAAGCGGGATAAATTCATGGCATGTGTCCAAATTTTAAGCCTGATCCCCGTTGTCCTAAAAAAATAGCCCAGTCTCGCAGACTGGGCTATTTGCTTTAATTCTGTGGGTCAGGCTAAAGCTGGAAAAAGCCAAAGTCAGGGTTGAAATTTGGACACAAGCTCATGTTTAAAGAGCATCGAAGATTGAAGGCATTTGCTAAGCGAAAAAATTCGATGCGTGTAGTAAGAATTGCGTCGCGAATTTAAAGTAAGTGTCTTAATATCAGTCTCCAGCTTTTCGATCTTGTGCTCGAGACACAGCATTTGCTTGGGGAAAAACGCAAAAAATCCATTCCTAGAAGTGAGCTTTTTATTTGCGTTCTTTAAAACTGATGTGGCTCAAATTCACGACAACAGAAATAAAATTCAGACGTAAAACGCTATTTCTTCTTTATGATCGATATCTTCGGATTTTTTTCCAAAGCTGATCCTCAAACTATGATGCAATCATGCGGATTTCACGAAAGACGTTGGAAAATCGATACTTCCGATACCTCATACGTACTTGTTCTACAGTAGTCAAACTACTCCGGTGAAAAATCAGGAATCCATGAAAAAGATCGCAAACAACCCGTCAGTACAAGGAATTCGAGATTCGGTCAAGAGTCTAAATATGCTGAAAACAGTGTTTAACTGCGTTCCTTTCGGCGCCTATATTTTCCCCGAATGGCACAAGGTGTTTGAATCAATGGAAGGCTTGGCGGAGCGAGTGAAGATCCTTGAGGTCCCTGACCGATTCAACGAAGCGTTCTCTAAGCGTGGGTGGATTGCTTATGAATCTATGAATTTAAAATCAATGGTTCAGGCTATAGAGATTGCTGAAGAAGAAGGCTATCCTGCGGCGGAAGAGTTCTTGGCGAACACATACGATGATAACGTGCTTAAATTCGGGATCATGCGTTGTAACGGTCAGAGTGATTTCCGAAAGCGTGTGCGGCTACTAGAATTGGCCGCATCTGACTACTTGGCGGGACGCTACCATGCGTGCGTGCCGCTTCTTCTGGCACTAATCGATGGTCTGGCCAATGATGTCTCAAAGCACATCGGATTCTTTGCTGAAGGCGCAAAATTAACAGCTTGGGACAGTATCGCAGCCCACGAAACTGGATTGAAAACGCTCGCGAAAATCATGGGGCTGCCACGTAAAAAAACAAACGAGGACGAAATTTCGATTCCTTTTCGAAATGGCATCCTTCATGGACGTGAGCTCGCTTTTGATAATAAAGTAGTGGCCGCGAAATGTTGGGGCACCTTGTTTGCATTGAGAGATTGGGCTACCGCGTTGGCGAACAGTAAGATCGAGCCGCAAGCAAAAGCTGAAACTAAATGGAGCGATATTATTAGGCAGATATCGAAAACACAAAAACTGACGCGTGCTCTAGAGGCTTGGCGGCCTCGCAGTGAGAGTGAACTCACTCATATCCCCTCAGATGGGCCGCCAAACTTTTTGCCCGAAGGAACGCCTGAACAAGTAGTAGCGAGCTTCCTCGATAATTGGGTTCATCGTCGTTATGCTCCGATGGCAGCAGCTCTGGTCGATCTCCTGAACCGGCCGATAGGAAAAAGGGCCGGTCTTGTAAAACAGGAATTTGGTAAAAAACATCTGTCAAGCTATCGAATTATCTCAGTAGTGGATAAGTCGGCTGCTATGTCTAACGTTCTCGTCGAGCTGCAAACTGGAGAAAAGGCGCCGGGCGAGTTAATTACCTTGAATCTCAGCGTTCAGTTTTCCGATGTCAGCAATGAGCTTGCAGTTTGGAAGCATGATCCAGGGACTTGGAAAATTCTTCAGAACGGGTTCCGGGGGGCGACCAGCTGATCGTGAAATACGTCGTCGCTCATTATTCTATGTGCTTAGCGCGGCGCTCTTTCCCGTCGATGATAGTGCCGGTGCGTCGTCCCCGAATTCACGTGCGCGGCGAAGTCTTAGCCGTCCCCTGTCCGATTCCTGAGCTTTGTCGTGATCGCCGCCGGCCGGACGTCGAACAGCGCGAGCTACTTTGGATGCTCAGTCAGCTTTTAGCCATCGTAAGGGGCTAGCTGGTGCCGGGTTTGTGTGCCGCTCTGTACTCAGCTTCCCACTCCCGCTTCGCGACCAATGCTACCGCCACCTCCTGATCGAGCGACGCAATCAAGCCGAACATCGCATCCGTCCACACCACCCCGTATAAGCTCTTGGAGTGGGGTGCACTCTTTGCATGCGCGAACAGATATAGCTGGCTTGCTCGGATCAAAACGCAAAAAGCCCAGTCAGATGACTAGGCTTTTATTTGTATTCTTTAGGATGGCTTTGGGGGACCACTGGCCATAGCAAAGTAACTGCTTGCGCGGGGCGTCATGGCAGTTGCTCCAACAGTCTGTGTGATTGACTGTGTTTCAAAAGCAATCCGGTTGCAATGCCGCTTCTGGTCCATATCACTGGTGACGAGGACCCTATCGCTAAACGTGTCCGGGCTAGCCCCAGACAAAGGCAACGTGTTCCTTGTCTCTATCGTCAATGACGAAAGCTCGGACGTACATTCGAAAATCTTCAGCGACATACACTTCGGTGCGAAAAGTCTTGAGTGCCGAGGCGTCAACGTGATGTCGCTGAAGGTGTTCCGCTAATCCAGCCCGGTAAGCTTCTATACATTTGTGTACCAGCACGCTGGTGGACGCATGCTCGGCATCGCCGCCACGTTCGTTGACTCAGGCGGTGCCAATACGCATGACGTTTACAACTTCACACGTACGCGCCAGCACCGCCATATCTACGCGATCAAGGGACATTCGACCTACAACAAGCCGATCCTCTCTGCCAAGCCAACGCTGGTAGACGTGAACTGGATGGGCAAGGTCATGCCGCACGGCGCAAAGCTGTGGCTTATCGGTACCGACACGGCCAAGGATTATCTCGCCGGCCGCTACAAGGTGGTCGAAGGCCCGGGTGCCACCCACTTCCCGGAGGGCCTGCCGGATGACTACTACGATCAGCTCACCGCCGAGTACAGCATCACCGTCTACAAGCGCGGCCGCAAAGTCACCGTGTGGGAGAAGAAAAAGAGCGCCCGCAACGAGGCTGGCGACTTGATGGTCTACAACCTGGCCGCTGCGCAGTACCTCGGCCTGCACAAGAAGACTTCCCACCAGTGGCAGCTGGTGCGCGAAAAGGTTAATCCAGCTACGCCTGACCTGTTTAACGAAGCAGCTTCGATGGAATCGGACGCGCTGAACAGAGATCAATCAACTATTGCAACTACACCTGTACCGACTCCAACAGCGCAATCAGCACAAGAACCATGGAAACCGAAACCGCCATTGATCACACCAAATCACTTACGCCGACCAGTCGGGAGGCAGTGGTGACAGTCGCACTGCTGGACAACGTTGACCTGATCGACAAGATTTTCGAATTTATCGAAATTGAGTTTCCCGAAGTGCGTGAGCGTGCTGCTGTGCTCAAGTCTCTAGCACGCCAAGAATTCGCAGGCATTGAGACCTATATTCCTAGAAGGTCACATGCCGAACGAGATAATATTGTCCGGGAGGTAGGAGTACTATTTAATGGTCGTAATGCGATAGATGTTGCGCGTCAACTGAATATCAGTAGAGCATCGGTCTATCGCATTTTGAAGCTCAGTGGGCGCTGATTGAGTTTGTCCCAATTAGCATGGAACTAATTCATGCACTCCCACGATAGTTACTTCGTCTTCCTGCGGTAGCGATGCAGGATTGTATGGCCCATTGTCTTTGGGTGGGCGAGGATTCTGACTTTGAATGTATTCGATCACTGAACTGTCAAGAATTAGTTCCCCTTCGCCCGGTGAAAAACCCTCTAGGTTAATCCAATTTAAATCCATGCATTCAACTAAGGTATAGGCAGCAGCATTACTATTGTGGCCGCCGAATGAATCCAGAAAGTTATAACTGTAGTTGATATTGTTAACTGCAACGCCGCAATCCTTAGCTGTTTCCCATAAGACAAGTCCTGTGGCAGCATCGCCTTCCCATAAGACACCTCGATCGATGCTGAGATCGTTCATATTGTAGGTATAGTCAGAACGTACCTGCAAGTTTCCGCCAACACCAGCAACTTCAACTTTGCCATCTTTAACTTGCCAGCCGTGAAGTTGACCGAGCTCCTGCCCATTGTCGCCGAGTAGAACAAGAAAGTTGTGACTTCCGTTAACCCCCAGTACATTAACATCAGCCTGTGCTTGTACGATTTTCATCTCAATCCCATTTAGAAATAGTTCGATTCAAGTTAGTTGTCACATCAATTTTTTCGTCTCCGATAGCAGCACGCAGAGTTACATTTATCAGAATCGATTTTTGTTCCGAGCCGGCTTCTCCTTTCACGTATGTTATGGCGGTCCCTTGATATTGGCAAAATGTCCCTGATGAGGGGCAGCTGAATCCTAAATCAATCAAATTTTTCTTTGCATCGTTAACCGGCTGAATCCCTTCCGAATTAACGAGTTTTGTTATCGACTTATTAACGGTAGACTCGCCGAGAAAGATGGACGATCGGAGGGCGGCTGCCACTTTGCTATTTCCAAGGCCGCTGAGGTCATCGAGGGCGGTTGGCGCACCATAAGCTGCCGGCAATAATGCAAAAGTTGATAAAAGAATCTTTATATTTCTGGTGATCATGATTTCCTCGCATTTTGGTCAACTCAAATGGAATGGAATTTCCAGAGGTTAAACGGCTTTAAGGTCTTAAATATCTCCAAAATTCACAATCAAGGGTGAAAATTGTAACTATGCAGATAGAATACATACCTAGATTAGCAGCGAGTCAAGCAAATCTGTCTCACTTTTCCGAGAATTGAGACGGCCATCTTGCTACCGTGGGCGGCATGGCTATCTCCCAATCAGACATTGACGCACTCGACGCCGCGATCGTATCCGGCGCGCTCTCGGTTGAATTCGACGGGCGGCGCATTACCTACCAGAACACGGCCCAGCTGATCGCTGCCCGTACGCATTCGGTGCAGGTAATAAACCGCAGCATCCAGCGAACCAATCCCCATATCTTCGGCTTTAGCTTCACCACTCATCGGGGCGACTGATGGCGAACTTCATCGATCGCGTCATCGGCTTCGTCAGCCCGCAGGCCGGGATCGCTCGCCATTTCGCGCGCCGTCAACTGCAGCGCGCCTACGAAGCTGCCAGCCCGCGCGACACTTGGCGCCCACGCCGTGCTGGCGCGAGCGCGAACGCCGATCACCAAGCCGATGCCAAGGCGCTGCGCAGCAAGGCACGCGCTCTGGTACAGAACGTCCCGTACATCTGGGCTGGCATGGACGGACTGGCGGTAGCGACGGTTGGCGCGGGCATCATCCCACGTGCCACTGGGCGCGACAAAGAGAAGATCAACGAACTGCTCACTGACTGGTTCAAAGTTTGTGATGCCGATGGGCGCTTCGACTTTTTCGGATTCGTGAAGGCTGCCTACACGGCTATGGAGCAGGACGGTGAAGTGCTGGTGCGCAAGCGCACTCGCAGTGCCAGTTCTGGCATGGCTGTCCCGCTCCAGCTGCAGCTGCTCGAAATCGACTGGCTCGACAGCGCTCGCTCGGGAACTCTCAACGGCAACTCGATTATCAACGGCATCGAGTACGACCTGCTCGGCGCAGTGGCCGCGTACTACCTGTGGGACCAGCACCCGGGCGATGTCGCCGCTGTACGCGGTCGTTCGCAGAGTCAGCGCGTTCCGGCGAACCAGATCATCCACCTGTTTAACCCGGGCCGCCCGGGCCAGGGCAGGGGCTTCACGCGCCTAGCGCCAGTGATTGCGCGCGTGCGCGACCTGCAGCTGTATGAAGACGCCGAGATGTCGCGTAAGAATCTGGAAGCTCGGTTGTCGGTGCTGGCCAGTGGCGATATCAGCGGCGCAGAGAACCCTGCCAGCATGGGCAACGCAGGTGACGGCCAGCCGAGCGGTCACCACGACCTGGGCGAGTTGGGGGGCGGGAGCATCGTCGGCATGCCGCCGGGGATGAACTTCACGGTCATCGAGCCGAAGGCGGCACCTGGTTACGTCGAGTACGTCAAGTTCCAGCTGCACCTGATCGCGGCGGGTATCGGCGTTCCGTACCACTTGCTGACCGGCGATATGAGCTCGGTGAACTTCAGCAGTGCCCGCGTGAGGCTGCTTGACTTCCGCCGCGCTGTCACACAGATGCAGTGGCTGACCCTGATCCCGAAGCTGCTGGTGCCGATCCATGATGCGTTCATCGAGCATGCGTACCTGGCTGGCCAAATCAAGTCGCGTGACAAGGCAGTCGACTTTAGTCCGCCGAAGTGGGATTACGTAAACCCGCAGCAGGACGTGCAGGCCGACTTGGCCGAGATCAGCGGTGGCCTGTCGAGCTTCAGCGAAAAGCTGCGGCAGCGCGGATACGACCCGGAGGTCGTGTACACCGAGCTCGCAAAGGACATCGCCAGGCTGAAGGAGTTGGGCATTCTCGACACGATGCTGTTTATGCAGCGGGGAAATATGCCGACGCCTCCTGCCGATAGTGGTACTGCCACATGACCCACCTGCATATGGAACCCGAGGCCTCGTCCATCCGCGTGTACTCCGCGCCTGGCGGCTACGAGGAGCGCCGGCCGTATGACGGAATCATCTCGGTCTCCCACTTGACCAACTGGTTTGCGTATGTACACGGCGCCGTCGGCAAGGTCGACCGCGCAACCTACACGGCCGCGCTGAACATGCTCCGCGATCGCGGCGTCACCACGGTGATGTACGAGCGGCGCGGGAGAATGAAAACCATCGAGCTGGAAACAAAGACGTGAGCGCCAAGCAACTGACCACCATGCCACACGCCGAAATCGACGGCATCCTCGAAACTCTCAGCAAGGCAAAGTAAAAACATGGCCGCCCCCACGATCACAATCTTGCCATCCAAAATGGCAGTTAGCACCGGTTCGCCGTACGCCGCCACCGACGTCGACGGAGCGGCCGCATTCGCCTTCCCGAACGCGCAGGGGCAAATCCATTTCACGGCAGATACCGCGGTCGTGGGGCAGAAGTACGACGTCTATATGCTGTGGTCGCTGGCTGGCGCTCCGAATTTCCCCTCACCGGCGTCGGTTAGATTTTACGGGGCGTATGAGCAATGGACAGCATCGTCAACCCCCGTGTATGCAAACAAGGTAATTGACCTTGTTCCCCCACAGGCATCAGGGATTGTTGAGCGGTCACAGCTGCCGTTTTCGTTCACTCGCGAAGATTCGGGGCGCGTTTCGCACTTTAAAATGGGCCGCCAGCAGGACACCGTCGGCGGCACGATGCGAATCCGCGGGTTCGAGCTCGTCCCAACCCCTGATCTAGCCGAAGCCAACGTCACGCTGGCAGGCAACCTGTCGCCGGCCAGCTTTAACACGCCGTACTCGGGAACAAAGGTGATTTCGCTGCTTTCGCTGTACACACCTATTTGGACCACAGCCAACGCTGTCTATGTCGTCGCCCCTGTGACCGTCGGCGGCGTGCAGCAATCGCGTCTGGCCAAACTAAACAAGAACACCTACGAGCTGATCCAGGATGTACAAATCGGCACCGGCACGCACGATACAACAATCGGGCACCGAGACGGCAGCGTGTGCGTGACCGACGACGGCAAAGTTATCGCCTACGGCGAAGCGCACCATACCGCATGGGCTGGTTTGGCATCGCCTACCGAAGACATTTCGGTATTGGCGGCGACAACAGCACCGACCGGACTGGACGCGAACTGCTCGTACCGCCGCTTTTTCCGTAACCAGTTCGACGGCAGCATGTGGATGGGTGCACGAGGCAATGGCTACTTGGCCGGCGTCTATAAGTGGAACGGCAGCACGTTCGAGCGCAAAGGTTCTAACTTTCTGGCTGGCAATGCCGGATCGTACCTCGGCTCGTACGGCATGGAAATCGCATTTACGAGCGTTGAGACGCTGTATGTTACGACCGAATTCCGGCAGGGTAATGGGCCGTTTGAAATGTCGGGCTAATCGCCGTCACTCCCGGCGAGACACTCACCATTGTCGTCGGTGCCGGCGGCAATGGCCTCCAGGCGGGCGGGAGCACATCTATTCTGCGCGGCAGCACCGTACTTTTGTATGCAGGGGGAGGAGGCTTCGGCACGCTCACCGGCCAAGGCGGGGCCGGGAAGGGTGGCACAGGCACTCCATTTAGCGACATCGTAGGTGGTGGAGATGGTGGCGACGGCGGTACTGGTGGCGTCAGCTCATTTGCTTGCGGCGGCGGCGGCGGCACTGGCGGCTACTCTGGGCCCGGTGGCTCTGGTAGTGGAACGTTGCCATCTGGTGGCGCGGGCGGGCTTGGTGGCCGCTCCACGGTAGCAAGTGGCGCGCGTGGTGGCGGCGTCGGCCTGTTCGGCGAGGGCGCGACAGGTTCGAACGGTGCGAACGCAGATACGCCGCAGCCAGGGACCCCGGGATCGGGTGGGGTCGGTTCGACGTATGGTGCAGGAATCGGAGGTTCGCAGTACTCGGGCGATGTGCGAGGAGTAGATGGCGCGTGTCGCATCATTACTGGAACCGGTCGCTATTACCCTTCGGCAAACACTTAAATATTAAAAGGACAAGTATGTACTACAGACCGGTAACTAATCAGGTTTTCACATTGCACGGCGAGATCCGCAGCGCGCTGTGGGCATCGGCGAGCGTCATCTTCGAGAGCGTGATCACCGACGCTGCGCTGGCCGAGGCCGGCGTGTTCCGGCTGCGCAGCGAGCGCCCAACCACGCTGCACGGCGAGATCGTCGAGCCGGGTGTCATCGAGCAGGTCGACGATGCATGGGTCCAACAATGGACGGTTCGCGCCGCCACGCCGGAAGAGCAGGCAGCGATCGACGAAGCTACCAAGTTGCCTGTGCCCCAGCAGATTTCTTCTGGACAGGGGCGCGAAGCACTTTACAACGTTGGCTTGTTCGCCAATGTGCAGCCTGCTATCGACGCGATCGAAGACGCTGATGCCAAGTGGCGCGTCCAAAACGCATGGGACTGCCGCCCGACGTGGGAGCGCCAGTCACCATTCGTCGCCATGATGGCTGGAATCTTGGGGCTGACTGATGACGCCCTCGACCAGCTGTTCATCGCTGCGGCCCAATTGTGATCAGCACCCGTTGCTGTCCTTCACAAAAGTGACATAGCTCTGTCAGATTGTCTCAGTCTTCCGAGAAATGAGACGGTGATATAGAGACACTGGTGTTTCCCGGTGGCTCGATCTGCAACATAGCAAATGAGTTTCTTGCCGGGTTGAATACCTCCCTGAAAGAGACACATGAGCGAACCAATTTCCGGCACTGCCGCCGGCGTAGCGGGCTGGAAAATCCTCGGCGGTCTTGCCGGTATGGGGGCCATTGGCCTCGGCCTGGCCGCCTTCGTCGTCATGGCAATGACGAAGCCTTCTTCTGAACAGGAGTGGCGCGTTGCGTTGGCCTGCACCTTTGCTGGATCGATCGGTGGCGGCGCGGTGCTGATCAAATATCTGGCAGTCGAACACTGGTCTCATGACGTCCTGGGCCTGACAGCACAGGGTGCGCTCATGTTTACGTGTGGCTTGCCGGCTTGGGCGCTTATCCGTGCGCTGTTCAAGTTCCTCGAGAAGCGCAAAGACGCTGACCTGGCTGAGCTGGTGCGCGACGTGAAAGAGGTGCTGTGATGAGGATCTCCGCAGAGGTCATCCGCCGCATCGCGCCCCAGTGCGGGACCAACGCTGCTGCAGTCGCTGCTGCACTGGCCCCAGCAGTCGAGCGCTTTTGCATCAACACCCGGCTGCGTCTGATTCACTTCCTTCCGCAAGTTGCTCATGAAAGTGGCGGCTTCATGCGGAAGCGAGAGAGCCTGAACTATAAGCCTGAAGCCATCCTCGCCACCTTCAACACGCCCAAGGTAAAGCGCTTCACGCCTGCTCAAGCAGAGCAGTACGGCCGTACCGCCAGTCAGGCTGCCGACCAGCAGGCTATTGCCAACATCGCCTACGCAAACCGTATGGGCAATGGCGATGCGAAGAGCGGCGACGGATGGCGCACGCGTGGCGGTGGCTGGATGCAGCTGACCGGCACGACAAACCACCATGCCTGTGCTGACTTCTTCGGCATCCATCGTGATGCGGTCGGTGAATGGCTGGCCACTGATGCCGGTGCGGCGCTCTCGGCGGCCTGGTTCTGGCATGTCAACAACCTTAATCGATTCGCCGACATGGATGACGTCGATGGAGTTTCCGACTGCGTGAACATCGGCCGCAAGACGTTGGCCATTGGTGATGCGATCGGCTACCAGGAGCGGAGGTTCCTCACGGACCAGACCAGGAAGGTGGTCGCATGACTAGCATCGAGAGGTTGTTGGTGGGCGCCATCGTCCTCATTGGCCTGGCGTTGTTCGGCTGGCTCAATTTGCTCGACTACGGCGCCAAGCGCTACGACGAGGGCTTTGAGGCCGCAATCAAAGTCGGCAAGGATCGGCGCGATGCTGATGCCGAAATCAACCGACAAACCGAAATGGACTTACGCGCGCAGCTCGGCATCAAAGACGCTGCCGCTTTTAAAAAGGAGAAGGATCATGCGCAATCTCTCGCGGCCGCTCAGCGCCGCATTCTTACTGGCACTGACAGCCTGCGCTGCCCCGCAAGGCCAGTACCAGCCAGCTCCACGCCCGTTGATCGATCCGCTGCCGGCGGACCTGCAGCTGACGACGGTGGACCGGAGCTTGTGCCAGAGGCTGCTGCTGATCTTGTCGGCATCGCCTCAGACGTTGAGCGACTCGTGCGGCAGTACGACCGCGTCGTGGAGCGATTCGAAGCATGTCGTGCAGTGAACTCGAGGTGAGGGCAACATTCGGCATTCACATCGTCACGCTCGAATCATGTGACGAACTGTCTTGTACCACGCCACCGGGCCAGCATAAATGAAGTGATAAGTGCTAGGACGAAGACAATCGCGAGATAAGCTACGGCCCGAAGATGAGGACTATGTACGAATCGATCCAGCCAGCGTATATGCTCTACGAAATAGTAGTGTGATGCATACACGCCAAGAATAAGTGGGCCAATTGAGGCTAGTGCTTTCACACGTAAGTAAGGGGCATTAGACAGCGCAATCATACTCATACCTACACCGAAGAAATATGTCCCTATGATGTAGTCATGCAACAGCGGCGTGCCCCATTGTTGATGAATCCAAGTCGTTTCGATAAGCTGTAACAAGAATCCACCAGTTGCCAATCCTATGCCGATTGGAAGCAATGAAAGGCCCTGACCAAAGCGATGGATGGCATAGCCGCTGACAAACATAATTAAACTAAGAAACGGGCCATTGCGGAAATTGAAGCGAGAAGTGAACCCGTATGGTGAATCGGAGTATGCACTTCCCGCTAGGCCAATAGTGAAGAGCGCAATGGCCAGCACGAATAGGGTTACTTCACGACCTTTTGCTAGTAAGGCGCCACTTATCAGAGCCGCGATAGCGAGCGCTGGTAAAAACCATAGGTGATTCTTTGTGCCTTGCAAAACTGATGAGATAAATCTAATTGGATCGAATGGATACACGATGCCTAATATGTTCGTGACCAGGCTATCTATTCCTTGTTGCCTAATTACATAAAGCGAAGGTCCGATAGCATATATCAACGACCAAAAGCAAAAAATGATTAGTACGCGCTTGCTAGTCGCTACGGACCGTGGCCAGTAGTCTCCGGCAACTGAAGCCCTCGAGGCCCATAAATATCCCGATATAACAAAGAAAAATGGGACAGCAAAACGCGCCAGCTGGTCGGCGATTGTCGCAAGGTCCAAGCTTGTAACATTAACTTTGGAGTACCAAGGCGAGTGAATTTGGATGACCGCAAGCATTGCGAGCACACGCATCACGTCAATGCTTTCAATACGGGCATGCTTTGCTAACATGTATATCCTCAAAAAATGTTAGTGAATATACATTATCCCGTGATCTTGAGGAACTGTTTGACTTAGGACTCGACGCCTTTGTCGGTAGTACACAACGGTTTGAGCAGGTTGCACTATGTCACATAACCGCTGCTACACTGTATGTATGAACAGTAAGTCGGCAATGCGATTCAAACCCCCGCTCACTCGCGACGATCTGGCTGCCATCCAAGATCGTAGTTCAAACTCGCCAGATACGCGAGCTTTGCTATGGGAGATTGCGCGCCTACGCGCTCTAGTGCTGCGAACGCACGACTATTTTCGACAGGGCACATCCACCACGGCAATCGTGATGGGCGAGTCATTGCTCACTATCCTTGAGGATGAACCGGTGATCGGAGAGCAGCGGAAATCAGAAGGCCGATAGCATCACAGGCAACCGGCCACGGCGTAGCTTTCGGCGAAACTTTGGGAAATCGACGGGTTCCATCATATACACATACCCCCATGCATCATGGGCGTGGCCCGAGATTGCCGGCTGTACAGTTCATCACTATGCAGCCGAAGATTAGAGCAATTAGGTTTCAGCCTCAGGGACGAGCGCGGATTGACGATGGTCCCGCGGTGAGTACAGCAGATGGACTTGGTCTCCCTCTTGATTCCAGATCCGCTCTTTCAGTCCCCAATAGATACGGTGGATGGGTGTTGGGTTGTCACCGGTGGTTTCATCCATCGTGTTCTTACCAGCCTTACTGTGCAAGCATACGTATTCACCTTTGCTGATCGATTTCGGTGCAAACTCGTACACATGTCTCAACTTGTTCGAGATGTTGCCGTTCGAATCGTAAGTTGCATCGGTGATGATGTAGTTCCCAAGTTCCAGGTCATTAGCGGCCTTCATAAAGACACGCTCGTTATCAGTACCTACTCCCCTAACTTCCACAATTTTCAGATTTGCCATTGTAAGTTTCCCTAATTTAATTTGTGCCCCTATGGCGCAACTGTAAAAATGGCAACAGAAATAGAGAATTCAATAGGCTATTGACAAATTATGATATTAGGGTGAAATGGCGAGAACCCAGCCTTCGTCTAGCCTGATCTCGTAGCTGTGGATTTCACTGTCTCGTCGTGTTTCACCTCCGAGTGGGGCGAATCGTTAGCTCTTGTCTGAGTGTAGATTGTCTGATCGAGAGATCTGAGCGGCATCAGTCGTCAAATGCGAAGTAAGGGTCGACGGGGTCGGCACAAGGATCTGTGCCAGCGTTATCGACCCGAACCTTAAGTCGGCGATGCACCACTGCCGAAACTCTATGAAACGCGCCTGACGACTATGTACGGCCTGGGCTGTTGCTCAAGGGCGAGGAACGGCCGCAGGGCGATGCTGGCCCGGCCTACGTGCAGGGATGGTTCGTATGGACCAGCGACTGACCCTGATCCGCGCGACGTCAATTCCGGCGTGCCTTCCTCAAATTTGTGCCTTAGTGGAAGGGCACAGGCCGCCGTGCGTCAGTACATCCTTCCGACTTGATCAATTGTTAGTGGACCAAACCCAGCACAAAAGGGCAAGAAAAATTATTGTTGATAAGTGTAGTAAGCTGAATCTTCGCAACTCGGTTTGCCAATAGCTTAATTTCCTGCTTTGCGCATTAAGGCGTGAGGGGATTACCCTCCCATCGACTAATAAAGGAAGCCAGAAATCTTTAGCATGCTCGTAATTAAGGAATCCACTATGATCTAAGTCAAAAAATCGATCTACTGTACGTCCCTTTTTAAATCCAAAACTGCCGCTGTCGCCATATCCTACTGACCAGTTTTTTGCTAAAGATGGCCAAGGGTCTCGTACTCCGACATCATTGATGACTGGCGACAGAAACTGGTTTTTTATCAAGTTCCAATCAAAGTCGCTATCTAATATAGATCCACACAGGATGACATGCTTCAACTTAAGTTTGGGTGACTTCAACAATGTCTTGGATAATAGGTAGGTGCCAAAACTATGGGCAACAACCGATATATCGGCATCAGGGTTGTCTTCCCGTAAGTCATTCAGCTCACGATAGACAATTTTTAATCGAGACTGACGATAAGGAAAAGGAAGTAAAAACTTAACCGGATGCACATTTCCATAACCCAGCGGTATCGGCTTTAAGTTTGTTAAATTTCTAATTGGCTCCGAAAGAATTTCTTGCCAATCTGCATACGTATTCATTCCGTGTAGAAACACTAAAATATGTTGTCTATCAGAATCGATATTAGCTGGTCCACCGAGCAGGTGAGAGGCTTCAGCAATTTCTCGTTCTCGTGGGTCTGAGTACGATCTGATGCGTTCTTGCAACGATATTAGGGTACTTGCATGCTCTCGCATCTAAATCCTCAAGCGTGAGAGCATTCGCGGTCAGGCAGGATCTGATAAATCAGACGAATCTGATCAGTCGTCACCTCAACATCAAGTCCAGTCCGCACGTCAAAAAGCGTTAATGGGATCTCCAACGCAGAATCAAACTCCGCTATGCCCGCTAGTTTCGATGTTGGAGACATAACTCTTACTACTTTTTTCAATAAGCCAAGTTCAGTTGCACTTGTCAACATCTGAATAAGAACACGAAAATTAGAGGGCTGAATCAGGTGGTACATGCGAGCAGGAGTATACTCGCGGATGTGAGTAGACTTTTCGACGTCAACTAAGTTTGCAAGGCGACTAACAGCATCAGCCTCGTAAGGAAACTCAGCGATTAAGGAATCGAATTTTGTTGAGCACATATTCATAGTCTGCCGCAGAACATTTGGCTGGGAGAGCGATTTCATTAGTCTCCCCGTTCAGCAAGACATGGACATCTGAACTGAGTCCATCAGTTTTCTTAAACCACAAGTTTGAATCCGAACAGTAAGCTTTTGCGTCTTCTTTCATTAGCAAATCGACACACTTGCCAGCATTGCTCTGAGACAGATTGTTCTTAGGCGATCCTGTGTAAGCATGGACAACATTGCCATCTTGATCACAAACGGATGCATCGGTGTATCTTAACAGATCTGACAGCTCTTCACGCTTGATCCACATCGTGTCCTTCGCAGTGTCCAGCGAAATCTCAGCAAATTCAGTCCACGGTATGAATGACTCAATTTGGCGATGAAAACGAGACAAGTCCGTATCGTACTTCGTTGTATTGTTTCTTGCTTGGAGTCGAATTTCTAGAAATCCGTCTCTGTGCAGTTTGGCAACATTAACAGCGCGAACAGGTTCATCAGTGTAGATTTTATAAAAACGGTTGTCTTTAGTTTCTGTGCCCAGAAACACCCGTTTGTTCCTCGCTTCGACTTCCTTAATTATCAAACTGGAGTCTACACCTGCTGTTTCCCATCGGACGTCAACGATTGTAGGGACCTCTGGCATTGTTTCGACATCTGCTTCACGCAGAAGTCGCTCAAGGTCCCGATTCTTTAAAATTTCGCCGACACGAGCCCTGTCAATTAGCTCACCGGCACGTTTCTTGTCGCCCTGATAAAGAAAGACGTGTTGAGCGCCGCATTCTTCGGCACCTGTTAATAGCTTGAGTAAGTCAATCGTAGTGAGCTTGTCATCATTCAAATGCCGTTGCAATCTAGCTTCGCGCATCTCCTGCCAACTGCCGGCAGTATGGGAGAGATTTTTTGAACGCAAGAATTCCTTGACCACATCAAGGCTAGTAGCTGACTCAATCAAGTTGATGAGGCTTTCCTGTTTTGCTTTATCACTCATGCAGCAAGTTTCCTGAAGTTAGACGCCCGGCAGAGAGTGTGGCCAGGATGTGAGCACGATGATACCTTGCGCTCTACAAGGTTGCAATTTTTCAATGACTCGTAAATTGAAACGAGTCAACTGCTGTAAAGAAGCGAGCACGGTACTGGGTGATCTTCCAAAATTTGGAATATATCTTCCAAAAAGACAAAAGGGCTACAAGCTGAACGCATGTAACCCTTTGTTTTTACTGCTAAATTCTGTGGGGTGGCTGATGGGGCTCGAACCCACGACAACAGGAATCACAATCCTGGACTCTACCAACTGA